TATGCCCACTGAATGTCTTCTTTTAAGTGTGGGAATTTTTTTAGGTGCATTTCTTTGTTTCTAGTGACCAATTCAGTCCAGTTTTCTCTTCTTTGTTTTTCTGGTAGATATCTAGCGTACTTCATATGTACGGTGATGTCTGAAAGTATTTTGTTTTCTATTGCCATATCTTATCCTCCTCTGTGTTTTAGATACTTTTGCTTTAATTTGTTAAGCTTGTCGCTTGAACTGGTTTGGATGGTTTCTTCATCATCACTTGTAGGACTGTCTATAATTTTTATATCTATACTAGACCAGTCAACAAAGGCATGAAAGACCATTCCATCAGGGCCGTTTCTATTTTTCGCTATAAAGATTCGACCCTTATTTGATTGCTTGTCTGTGGCGGTTCGCGATAAGGAAAAAATAAAGTCCGCCACAAAGCACTTATTAAATGCCTCCGATATTGATTCCATGGTAATTACTTCAGCGTTTAAGCCGCTTCTATTTGTTTGCGAAGCGGTAACAACAATGCAGTCGTTAATTTGTGCAATGCCTCTAAGCTCTTCATAGATATTCTCAAGATCGTGCCTTTTTTCTGAAGTGTTTCTGACTGGTCTTAGCAGATCTGCGTAATCTACTATGATCATGTCCGGATATATCCCTTTCTTTTTTAACTTCTCAACATGACTTTTAATAGTTTGTGTTGAAGCAGATTTTGTGGGATATTCCTTAATAATTAGCTTACCCGGAACGTCTTTTATTTTATCCATCACAATTTCTTTAGAATAAATTAAATCTCCAAGCGGCACCCTTGTGATGCATGAATCATACCTAGAACCAGTCACGGTGTCTGAAAGCTCTAGAGTGTAATGAACAACGGTCTTTCCAAGTCTTAATGCCTCTGCTCCGAGGTGAACCATGACCATGGATTTACCAGCACCAGTGGGAGCGATAACAACACCAAGTTCTCTTGTTCCTAGCCCTCCTTTAGTGATTTGATCAATCTCTGCCCAGCCCGTGCTAATAGGGTTTCTGGACTTCAGTATGAATCTTTCTTCTACGTCCTTCATCCAATCATGACCAAAGTTACTATCAGCACCTAAAGACAAGGCGTTTTGTATCACCTTTTCTATTTCATCAAAAGATGAGGTTTTAATAAGCTTCACAGATTCCATGATTGCTTTTTTCAAGACTTGTTTTTTGCAAAAATCTAATGACTTTTCCTTAACATAGTCTAAGTCACCAGGATTAGGATTTAGTTTTGCTCTTTGCAAATACTCTATTATCTGGTCTCTAAGTATTATGTCATTACCTTCACGCAATTCATCTCTAATCATTGTAACTAGTAGTGACATAGTAGGAAAAGTTTTATATTTATGGTGGTACTCAAAGTATCTAAGGCACAGATATTTAAGATATCTTAACTCAAAATACTCATGAGTCATTACCTCGTGCATTTGTGCTGCCCACCGGTGATCGTTTAGTAAACACTGGAAGATCTTTTCTTGAAAGTCTTTGCCGTACTGTGAAAAATAAGATTCTGTATTCATGATTCTCGCGTTCAATTGTTACCTCGTCAGAGATTGTAGTGAAAGATAAAGCCCGTCTATATTAAGAGTATTAATTCCTAATTTCATAAGATATCTTAACATGCCTAGCTTATCTTTTACACCTTTTTCATTCTCAAAAATTGTATTAATTTTATTGATGTGTTCTAAACTTAAGTTGTTAGTATCTAATCTCACTAATCGCCAGTTTCTTCTAACAAGAGTCTCGCCAAATACTAATCTTTCTGTTGATTTTGTATTCTTTATTTTGTGAATTTCTTTGGCTTTGTCAAAGAATTCATCTAAGGTTAATTCCTGCGACGAGGTTGTATCTGGTATCATCTTTGCAATTGTCTTATATGATAGTCCACGTACACCTGGTATATTATCAGATTGATCTCCTGCAACACTTTTTACAAGACAAAAATTCTCAGCTGAAACTCTATATCTTTCCTTTACAGTTTTCTTATTGACAAATGCTTTAAGGGTAGGTGAGTAGATTAAAGTATTATTATTAAGTAGCTGATAATAATCATGATCTGAAGAAACGATAACTTTTCTTCTGTCTTTTAGTGTATAGCGACACATATAACCAATAGCATCATCTGCTTCACAACCTTCAACATATAATTGCCTGACAGGTGTGAAACGAAGTGCTTTTACTATCACGCTAATTTGACTAGTCTGGTTTGAAAGAGAATCAGGTATGTCATCATAATATCTGTTAAGGCGCTTAGGTTTTTTAGACTTCTTATACTCTTTATACAAGTGCCTCTTTTTAGCTGATCCTTGCCCTTCCCAAATAACATATATCTCTGATGGTCCTATTTTTTCGCTTAAACGTCTAATACCTGTTAAAAAGCCCACTATACCACCCACCTGATCGCCATTTTTTGACATGGCAGGGTGAGCAGCATAGTGGCGCATAAACAAGTTTAGACCGTCAATTATTATAACCGGTCTATCACTCATTTTCACTCCTCAAATAAAGTCTCATCTAACTCAGCAGCCAGCGACTTTATCTCCTCATATGAATCTACATTAATATCTACACTTTCAGGATCTGACATTACCTTAACCATTGCTTTCTCAAGTAATGCATCTATATAAGGCCCATACTCTTTGTCACACATTATCTCATCAAATCCTGTCTTTCTAAATTTCTTCTCTATAAAGACCTCCCCGGTACGTGTATCAGTCACACTAAATGTTTTCCACTGTCCTGAACCTGCAACCTCAGCAATATAGTGTTCTAGAACTGTATCTTCACCGTGTTTTCTTAAAAC